TCTCACCAGTCGCAGTCTTGTTTGCCTTGGTCCCTTCGATCATGCGCGCACCGACTGCGATCATCTGCGCCTCTTTGTGCACCATCGCATCAGCCGCTAGCGTGTTGGGCTGCGCTTGCTCCATCCCAAACGCCGCGCCTTGCGGCAATAGGATCGGGCTGCGCGAGCCGATGTACATCTTCTGCCCGGTGTACCTGCGCTCGCCGTTGTTATCGAGCACGTACGGATTCTGCATGAAGTCACGCCATTGCTCCGTGAGGCCACTGATCCACGGCTGCACTTGCCCGCAGAAGAAAACGCTGTCCTCATAGTCGGCGCTGTTGCGGAAGTGCGCGAGGTTCAATTGCGCGAGCCCGTATAGCGGGGCTGGATCGATGTTCGCATCGTTGTTATTCGAACCGATGAACGTGAATGGGATGTCCGTGAGCACCTTGCCTTTGCTGCGCAGCTCCACGGCGTCGATGATATCCTCTTCCCCCGTTGCCACATTCTTGACCGTGCCCAGCGCAACGAGCCGCTTCGTCTTTGTGACGCCAGTGTCCTCACGCCACAGCCGCACCTGCACGTTGCCCGCCTCATTGCGCGTGATCTCGCGCCATTGCTTCACGATAACGATGCCCCACTCGCCATCCTCTTCCTCGGCTTCCTCTTCGAGGACGATCATGCACAGCGACGCTTTGCCATCGACGATGTCATACCGCCAATTGATGATCGACTCAGCGTGGTACGCCTTGATGACCGGATGCCCCAGCGCCTCGGACCAATCGACAAACAAACCATGCCGACCGACTGCGAGGTTATTGTTTAGCGTCGCCTGCGACTGCTGATAAAGGCTAACGCCCAGGCCATCACAATCTTTGAGCAAGTACTCGAGCTGCGTGGGCAACTCGGTCACTGGATCGCGATGGAAGGCCAGCCCGACCAAGCCCTCGAGTGTGAATTGGGTCGCCGGGTACCACACCGCACGCGAGCGATAGGCTTTGTTGCGCGCTACGTTCTCGACGCTCGCATCGGTCGAGTTAAGCATGGGCAAGTAGGCGTCACCGCGCAGCGCGTTGTCGCCGGACACGACATCGCGCACGACGGCCCACCGCTCTTTGATCGTCAGAGGGACGCGGTTGAACGAGACATCCGCGACGAGTCCAGTTGGTGCGCTCATGGTTGTTTCTTCCCGCTAAGCCAGCGAGTCAGCGCGCCACGCAAGCCGCCGATCATCTCTTGCTGCTCCGAGTCGCTTGCGAGCGTGGTTGCAATGCGGGATACCAGCACCGCCCGCCATTCGGGTCGCCCTTGCCACGCACCATCGGTTACGTTGTCGATGAACTCTCGGCACTCCGTCAAGAGCGCTCGTTGATCTGCGGATAGCATAGCTTTCTCCTTTTCAACCGTTGGTGCTGAATCCAATGCTGATCGTCATGGCGTCGCTCGCCGTCTTCAGCAAGCGATAGCCCGCCTCGTCTGCGACGTGGTCCTCTGCGTCGGTGTCGATGTCATCCGGGTCACGCTCCAAGCGCGGCAACACTGGGATCGTGCGAATGAACTGCGGACAAGTGTTGAAGACGAACAGGCCAGCGTCTTCCATGCGAGGCTTGAGGGACGCGGCCATACGCCCACGCATCAACGCCCACCGCCGCTTGCGCGAGCCTGGAGTCTTGTCGGCCTTCGTCCAGTAGACGCCTAACGCTGCTTGCTGCTTCGCTGGGCTATCGCCGTTGATCTCGTCAAAGATACTCGAGTCCGCAGGCCCAGGCGTACACCGCATGTGCATCGCCCATTCCTTCTGCCGTTCGATGATGCCTTGCGCAATGGTGCGGTCAGTCAGGCGCAGCCCTTGATTCGGTTTCCCATTCCAGCCATACCACTCGTTGATGCGGAAGAGCGTGCCGCGCGGGAATGACCAACGCTTGCCCGTTGCGAGATAGCACTCAGTGCCATCGCTCTCGGCCCACCAGCCAATCGAGAAAGGCTTGCTGCTGCCCCAGTCGAACGACCTATCGACCGCCCATGATGGCGGGATGGCAAATGGCTCAATGACGTGGATGTCACGCCGCCACACGTCGTCGAACATACCGCCAGCGACGATATCCCAATCGCCCTCAAGCATGGCGCGCACCAGCGCCGGGTTGCCCAGGCCCGCAAGCCGCGCACGATAGGTTGGATCAGACTTCAGCAGCGCAGGATTGTCTGCGAGCTTTGCTGGGATGAACGCACGCTTCAGCCCGCCGTCCTCTTCCGGCATTTGGCGAACTTCAAACGGCGCAGCGTAGTCGATGAACGTGGCCTTGACCCAATTATGCCCAATACCGCCAGGATTGCCGGAGACGAGCACGCGCGGGAAGAGGCCAGCATATTCGGCAGGCACGACAAGACCCACCATGCGGACACGTCCGCGCAGGTACGTATACATTGGCTCGGTCCAGTGCGTGATCTCATCGATAAGCAGCACATGAATCTCAGCGCCTTGATAGTTATAAACGTCATGCTCGTACTGGCAGTGACAAAGGTGAATAACGGAGCCGTTATAGAAGCGTATCTGCCCCAACGAATGATTGATCTTGCACCATCGGCACATGATCCAAACGGCCAGCATCAAAGGGAAGGACGTCGGTCCCTCCATGTGATTCTTATTGAGGTCAGGGAACGTGCGCCGGAAAATATAGACCTGCAAGCCTGGGATTGCAATGCACCAAGCGATAGCAGCAACGCGCATCAAATAGCTCTTGCCACCACCGGCCGCGCCGCCATACAAAAGCTCCGTCGCCTTCGACAAGAAGGCGAGGCCTTGCTTGAATTGCAACCGAAGAATCGTTCCCAGGTCAGGTGTCGGATTCTGGCTCACCGGCCTTGCCCTCAATGGTCACGCGCAACACCGGGGGCGCTAGGGGCTGACCACCGGGGCCTGTGACCTCCGTTCGCGTCAGCTTGGGGGCAACGTACTCGGCCAGCCTGCCAATCAGGTCCACGGCCCGCGCAGGGTCGGCCGCGATGGGGAAGCGCACGGTCTCGCGCTGGCCTTCTTGGTTGGTTTGGTATTCGCCTGGGACGCCGTTGGCCACGCGCTCCAACCATAGGCGCACGTTGTCCGCGTTCTCGTCGATCAGGTCTTGGACGATGGTCTTGAACTCGCGCGTCACTTTGTTTTGCACACCCTTCTTGCGACCCGAGTTCTCGGGCTTATGACCTCGGAAGTTCCACCCTTGCGAGCGATCTTCGTCTTCTGGTCGATCTGGTTCATTGCTCATAATTCGCTGAGAAACGCTGAGAGAGCGTAAGTCAAAGATCGGAGAAGTATAGGACGAATCGCGAAGTGTCAACCGATAAACACCGCAAATGCGCGGCCCAGGCGTGGAGGACGCCGCCAGCTTCAGCCCAGCAATGCCGCCAAAAGCAAAAAAGCAAAACTTCAAATCTTCTAACCTTTCCGAGTTTGGCGGTACGAAGGCATGTAAAGCATTACATGCCCCCCTATAGCGACATCGAGAGATCTTAGAAGATTTGAAGTTTTGCCCCCCCTCGGTGTGCCGTTTTGATTCCTTGGACCTCACATTTCAGCGCCTTGATCTAGTTCAGCGCCGCTGCCGCTGCCGTTCGCCTCGCGGTATAGCTGCACGCCTCGCGGTGATAGCCGGACCCATCGCAGATTTGGTCCTGTCTTGCCGTGCGCCACTTTCATCGGTGGCATTTTGTATTCGACTGGCGGTTCGACTTCATCATCGATCCACACGCGCTCTCTTTCTTTGCAATAAACAAGAAGGTACTTTTTCTTTCTTGGCATCTTGATGCCTTCAGCGTCGCACCATCGCCTGTACATAGCAAAGAGTGCAGTTGCGCTAACCTCGCGCCGTTGAAACCCTTCTTTTAACGCTGCCCACTTCGCGCGCTTTTCTTCTGATCCACCTGAACCTGCGAGTAGGTCTAGCTCGCTCGTTTCTGCAAGCCCGATATATTCTGTCGCCTCTTGAATGAACGCACCGAATTCATCCATCTCTTGTCGGTGTGCAGCAATTTGTCGTTTGATGCTGTCTGGCACCTTAATTCCATAGGCGAGATATTTAGGAACGGCGCTAACCATCCAGCGCAGCAGCACGGAGCGTCCCTCTGGTGTTTTGCATTTCTCCAGTAGCAGTTGATCCCACAGATATTTCGCCGTCCCTGCTTCGACTTCTTCTTCAGGTCCGAATCGTGCTGGCGTCGCGGTCAGATATACGCGTGCCCATACCGCATCATCCTCGGCCACGATAATTGGTTTGTAGTTTGTCGCGAGCGTGATCTTATGCGTGCTCTGAGTCGTTTTATAGTTCTGATGCGAAGAGCGTGCGTTGATCGTATCGTCGCCAGTGATTGACTTGATGACCTCTGGTCTTAGATCAGAATGCTCGCGCGTCTCGGACCCATGTGCGAAGCGTATGCCATCCAACCCGGCCAGCGCAAACTGATCGTTATTGTCGGTGTTCCTTTTCGATTCCAAGAAGCCAAGCGGGAGTTTATAGGCGTAGGAGCCAAGGCAAGTAGCGACCGAATCAATGAGCAAGCTCTTGCCGTTGCGTGTTTTGCCAAACAGGATCATGAGTGCGTGATCCCTGCGCAAGCCGGTGCAGCAATAGCCGAACCATTTATGTGCGAACTCGTATATCTGATCGTCGCCGTCGAATATCTTTCGGACGGCGTCTTCGAACCATTTGTAATCGATGTCTGGGTCATAGACCGTGCGTGTGCTTCGCGTCAAATAATCCGAAGGCTTCCACCATGACAACTCGCCGGTGCGAAGGTCGAGCAATCCGTTCGCACAATTCAGCTTTAGGCGATCTGGATTCATGGTGACGCGTCTTGTCATGTGCAGCGTCTTCAAATGGTTATAGGCCATCGTAGAGATTGCGGCTATCGTATTAGCGCGGCTCCAGCGGATCACCAGCTTCCTCAATTGATCAAGCTCGCGCGTCAGGCGGTCCCGATCTTCCGGTGTTGCCAAGTTAAGCGCAGCCTGCGTAGCAGCATATCCTTCGCGGATAACATCTTTCCACATCGTCCCCATCCACGCGTTAATTGCTTCGCGCACGCCATCGGTCGTCCACATTCCAGTTTCTTCGCGATAGATGGAAAGCTCGCTCTTACCTGAATCCTGACTCGAGTCATCCATGCAAAACAGGTGTCCGTACTTGCTGATGAATGCGTGTTTAAGATCGACGTCTAGGATGCCCAGGCCGTCTGCTGTCGCGTGATCTTCTAAGTTAGGAGTTGCGACCTTGAAGCGAATAGTTTTTGGTTTTAACCTTTCTCGTCTCTCCCTTTCTAGTCTTTCTGGATCGTTCATTCGCTCGTCGAACTCTTCGGGATTCATGTATTATCTCCATAGAAAGGTCCGCGCGTGCGCTGGCCCAATCGAATAACTTCATCAGCGACCCAGGACTCGAGGTCGCCCCAGTTGCGTGTCTCGCAATGGCCGTGGTGGCACTTGAAGCCGCCCATGTAGCCATTCTTTTTCATAGGGGGTGCCACGGCAGCGCCGGTGTTTGCGCGGGCGGTATGTCCATCGATCCAAGGACACGTAATATCCATCCATCCAGACCCCGTCGAATTCTTGACGCGCTTGAGCAGCTTGAGCGCTTCCTTGACGATCTCGTATCCGCGTTTGCGTTCGATGGTCACACCGTCAGTTGGCTCAGCGTAGTTCCGGTGGCGTTCGACGAGGTGGAATGTTCTGGTGAAGTCTTGCCAAGAGGTGCGGATGCTTGGATTCCATTGCCACACCCTGCAGCGCCAAGGCTTGCCGTCGACAAGCGACGTCGGCTTGCCGTTGATGCCTTCAGGCAAGCGCAGCACGCGGGTTACGCCTGCCATACCTGGATCAGCGCCGCCGCCTGTTAGCTTCTCGATGATCAGGCGAATGGCGTCTGTGACGTGGTCGACGTCAGCGCGCGGTTCGTCCAAGAAGAACGACGCCTGGAAGTTCCCAGGCGATGTCTCGATGACCAACGTTGGTTGAAGCTCGCGCGGGATATCCGCGAGCGAGATCTTTGTACCAATGTCATCGATCATAATGCACCACGTTCGACTGAACTGCGCCTTGCGCCGTTTGAATCGACCTTCTTCTTCATGGAACGAACTGATCGCTACATAATTATTTCGGTCGTGGTGCAAAGGACAAGCAACGCCGTTATGCCACGGCACGCCGATCCATGCTTTAGGGTCAGCCTCGCTCGGATTCCCTTTTAATGAGCAGAGGATGGCTCGTTCATCTGGTCCTAAACCTTTGAAAAGTTCGGCCAGCACAATGTCGTTGGTCACGCCAACTTGGAGGGGCACTTTCTGGACCTTTCTGGTGTTGCTGCTGGGCTAGCCCGTAGGCTTGGCCCTACATTCTACTCGATTTTCCTGGGATGGCAAGTGGTGCTGAACCATTGGGGTTATTGACACAGCGGCAAATTATGCTACAGTCCGGCCACCCGCAAACCAGAAAGGTCAGAAATGGAATTGAACTGCTTATTCGAAAACGCCCGCTACATCGTCTGCCAGATCAAAGGCAGTGGTGCGCTCCATAGCGAAGGCATCGAAGTCGTCAGCAAAGAGAATCACTGCGCCGCGTACCTTACCGGCAGCATGAGAAAAGTCTTCATGCGTCAGATGAAAAGCTGGCGCGCACAAACCCCGAACGAAGATGAAGTCGAAGCGCGCCTCGACGAGTTTCTCGTGCTCAACACGAACCCCCTTGTCCTGCACTAGCGGACAAACAGAAAGCCAGAAATGAACGCCCAAACCCCACCAAGCTCGTGGCCGAACAAATGGCCGCACCCGACCACCAAGCCCTACACCGCAGAAGTGCAACTCATCCACATTCCCCCAGGCACCAGATTCGGCAAGCTAACCGTTATCAAACGAGGAGAAAACATTGGCAAGAACCGCAGCCTCTTAGTCGAGTGCGATTGCGGCACCTTCAAGACCGTCCAAGCGCGGTACCTGCGAAGCGGCACAACGACGTCTTGCGGCTGCGCGCGAACCAACACCGCCAATAGCGGCATCAAGAGCAGCCATCCGTTGTACCAGATATGGAAGAACATGCACGGCCGTTGCTATAACAGGAAGCACGGTGGCTATAGCGGCTGCGGTGGCCTGGGCATCAAGGTCTGCGAGCGCTGGCACAACTTTGCGGTGTTTATCTCGGACATGGGCGAGCGTCCACCGAAGACGCAACTCGTGCGAGTGAAACCGATGCAAGACTATACGCCAGAGAATACACGCTGGCTGACTCCAATGAAGAAACGCGCGGTGCAAATTGAACACGCCACTGCCGCATAATTTCAAGTACAAGACCGCGCCACGCGGCAAGCAGCGCGAGGTCATCGACGCGACCTGGGACCAGCCGATGCACGCCTTTTTGTGTCGGCCCGGTACCGGGAAGACAAAACTCGGCCTGGACACGGCCGCAGCCAATTTCCTCGTTGGGCGGATCGACGCGCTGCTGGTTATTTGTCCTGAAGGCGTCGACCGACAATGGATTGAGGAAGGCGTCCCCAAGCATTGCGCGGTGCCGACCATTTGCGGCAACTATTACTCGTCCATTGGGAAAACCGCTTTTACGAAGCTGGAGCGAATGGTGCTGGCAACACCGCCCAATGACACGCTCTTCATTCTCACCATGAGCTTCGACGCCTTGCAGACGACGCGCGGCAAGAGACTCGTGCAATTGCTGCAAACGGTCAAACGCTACATGTGCAACGTCGACGAAAGTCATCGCGTGAGCAATCCGAAGTCGGACGTATACAAAGCGGTGAAACCTGTTATGCGCATGGCCCGCGTCCGGCGCATCGGGACCGGCACGCTGATCCGGCAAAATCCGTTCAGCGCATGGGGTCAGTTTGAGCTAATGAGCGACGCGATGCTAGGCTACTCGAGCTTGGCGGCGTTCAAGAGCACCTACGCCATGATGCTCGCACCGAGCAGCCCGTTGGTGCAGCACATCACAAAAGACCTCAAGGCCAAGGGGCGGCTGCGGCATGACCGCCAAGGCAACCCGATCTATCCCGCGATCATTGCCAAGGATGAAGAGGACCGGCCGATATACAAAAACCTGGGCGACCTGCGCAAGCGCATCGAGAAGGTCTCGTCCTTCTTGACGCTGGAGGATGTCAATGGCACGGAGCCAAACATCAATCAAGACCCACGCTACGTCACGCTGGAGCCGCATCAGCAGGCAAGCTATGACGAGCTTATAAAGTGGGGCGTGACGCAAGCCCCAGGTGGCCAGCTAACCGCCGAGGGGGCGCTGGCGCTGGCGATCCGGCTGGCGCAGGTTGTGGGGGGCTTTGCCCCGAGCGATGATGACCCACAGGCGCAGCCCATCACGCCAGCGGGCAAGAATCCGAAGGTGCAAGAGCTGCTCCAGATCGCCCAGGATTGCGAGGGCGAGAAGCTCGTTATCTGGTGTCGCTTCTCTGCGGAGATCGATATTGTGGTCGACACGCTCGCAGAGGAATATGGGGCGGCTGCTGTGACCCAATATCACGGCCGCATGACGGGAAGAGAGAAGGACGCAAGTAAGAAACGCTTCATCGCTGACCCGGCGTGTCGGTTCTTTGTCGGTCAGCAGAAGTCAGGCGGCACCGGCCTGGATGGTTTGCAAGGCGTGGCGAGCTACATGGTTTTTTACAGCAACGATTATTCTGCGCTCGAACGTTTGCAAGCCATCAGCCGCCTCGCGCGCACGGACGGTGCAAATACGGTGCAGGTCTACGACCTGATGGCGCAGCACACCATAGACGAGGACATCGTGCGTTGCTTGCAAGCCGCACGGGACGTCAGCGAGGTTGTCCTACAGGCAGCAATTGCCCATGTTTGGACATAGCGTCCGATTATCCTCTACAATACTCAATCTTTCACCCCTAGAAAGGGAGCCAATCATGAAACCCGGCCGCGTTTTTATTACCCAGAATCCCATGCGTCGCAACGTCTACAACGAGCTTGTATATAAGTACGACCTCACGGCTGCGCGCGAGTTTGGCACGCTTGATGTGCTCCTGCCATCAGGCCCGGTGTTAATCTCGCCCCAGCTTTCCGTCGCGCAGATGCGCGCGAAGCTGCGCGACTTCAAACCGAACGACTGGCTGCTTTGCCTGGGCGACCCGGTGGTCATCGCAGCGGCAAGCGCCATCATTGCCGAGGTGAATGGCGGCATCGTTCCGGTGCTAGTGTGGGACCGGCAGGTCAAGAAATACTTGTCGATAGTCATCGACATTCATCCCGCGACGGCCGAAGCCGTGGCATAATCACCCCACTTAGAAAGGACGAAAGATGCTGATCAAAATACAAAGCGTGCTCACGAATGTATGGCACACCGAAGACCTGCCAGTGACCCAGGAGGAACTCGACTCTTGGAAAAACGGCAGGCTCGTGCAGGAAGTATTTCCGCACCTCACTCCCGACCAACGGCAGTTCCTCATCTCCGGCGTGACTGCAGAGGAATGGGAGAAAGCGTTTGGCGACGAGGACAATATCGACCCGCGCGATCTTGTCAAGATCGCGATGACGGCTGGCAAGACCGTCATTGTCATCGACCAGAGGTCGCCGGAATGACGCTCGCAGAAGAACGTCAGCGCCTCGATCTCGACGTGCGCATCATGGAGAAAAAGGGTTTCGCCGCAGCGCTCTTTGGCGTGATGTCGCACGCCACCATAAGCGGTTCGCGCCAGCACGGCAAAGCCCTGTACGACATTCTGCAAGCGGTCTATCGGGACATCGAATTGCTCGAGACGCAGAAGGCCATCAACGCTCAACAGGAGGCACGCTATTCATGACCGCCGTCGCATATCTACGCCCAGACAACACCGAGAACAATTGCACGGTCTCAGGTGACCCAGAAGGAAAGGTCGGCCGCGCCCACGCCTGGATGTGGGAAAGCGCCGAGAGCAACTATCGCATCTGCACCACGTGCGGTCGACGCGAGTTCAATAGCCGCAGCAAACAGGAGCCGCAAGATGATCCACGGCCCGATTAAACAGGATCGAGATTATATCGAGCTTGTCACCGGCATGACATTCACGGTGCTTGCCGCGAACACCGATGGCACGCTCAACACCGAGACGGTGCTGGAGGTGCTGGGCACGGAAGTGCCGTGCGTTGTGTACTATAATCCGCACCATATTACGAAGACAATCGTGTGTGCAGAGACTGCATTTAGAGAAAGGTTCGAAGAGAAATGAACGACGACAACATACCCAACTTCAGCGACTTCACGGACGGCGCAGCCCCAGACTTCAGCGGTGTCGAAGCCGAGCCGCCGCGCGAGGACCACTTGCAGATGCTTGGCTCAATGGCTGCGAAGCTGCGCGAGAAGATCAACGCCGTCGCAGACGCCCAGGCCAAGCTCGACCTCCTGACCGCCGACCTGAACCGGTACCAGCTTGGCGTCTTGCCTGAAGCGATGGAGCTAGCCGGTGTTGCGGACTACACGCTGACCGATGGCACGCGGCTTCTCATGCGACCGGACGTCAAGGCCAGCATCAGCATCGACAACCGCCCGTTCGCACACGGCTGGTTGCGCGAGAATGGCCACGGCGGCGTCGTGAAAGAATCTTTTCTGGTAGACTTGCGCACGTTGACCCCAGCGCAGCGCACGCAGCTTTATCACTCCATCATGGCTACGTACGAAGTGATGCCCGAGGTTCAAGAGTCAGTGCACGCAGCGACGCTGAAGTCGCTGGTAAAGGAATTGCTGGAGAAAGGCACCGCCCTGCCGCCTTCCATCAGCGTGTTTCAGTTCAAAAAGGCAGAGTTAAAAGAGATCAAGAAAGCGACGAAATGACCGACCAAACAACCGCACCGACAACACCGGCGCAATCCCAGGACGCACCCGAGGCATCAGCCAACGCAGTCGTCCCCAAACCGAACGGCGCTATGACCGAGACTGCAGGCGACGACTTCAGCGGCTTCGCTGGCGAAGGCTTCCAAGGTGCGACGAAGGACGACCTCGCGATTCCTTTCCTGTCCATCTTGCAATCGAATAGCCCCCAGGTGAAGCGCAGCGAGGGCGAATATATCGAAGGCGCGTTCGAAGGCATGTTGTACAACAGCGTGACGCGCGAAGTGCTGGACCCGGTGAAGGACAAGATTCTGATCATACCGTGCGTCTACGAACGGTACTTCATCGAATGGCGCGTGCGCGAGAATGGCGGTGGCTTCAAAGGCCAGCACAGCGTCGAGGACGGCGAGACGCTCTTGACGAAGTCCATGCGCGACGACAAGAACCGCGACATCCTGGAGAACGGCAACCAGCTAAACGACACGCGCACCTTCTACGTCATGGTCTACAACGAGACCGAAGGCTACGCGACGCCCGCGCTGATCACCATGACCTCGACGCAGATCAAGAAGGCGAAGCAATGGTATATGCAGCAGAATATGCTGAAGCTCAAAGGCCCGCACGGTCCCTATACGCCGCCGATGTACGCCAGCAAGTGGCGCGTTGTCACGGTCCCTGAGAGCAACGAGAAAGGTTCTTGGATGGGCTGGGCCTTCTCGCATGAAGGTTATCTCAAAGGCCCGCAAGACCCAGTGTTTGTCGAGGCCCAGAAGTTCGCCAAGAGCGTCAAGGCTGGTGTGATCAAGCCGGACTTCACCAAGGCACCGGATAATGGCGATGATTCTGAGATCCCGTTCTAGTCATGCCCACTAAGCCTTGCATCAAATGCCTAAAAGAAAAGCCTCTCGAGGCTTTTTATCGGCACGCCATGATGGCCGATGGGCATTTGAACAAGTGTAAAGAATGTGTGCGTGCATACGTTACCCAATATCGCCAAGAGAACAGCGAGAAGGTTCGAGCCTATGATCTTGAGCGATCTAAGTTGCCGTATCGAGTTGCGATGATGAAGCAGATAGTTGCCGATTACAAAGTAGATTATCCGAAGCGGGTCAAGGCGACGAATGCGGTGCAGCATGCGCTAAGGGATGGCCGATTGTCGAGACAACCGTGCTGGGTCTGCGGCGAGAAAGCCGTCGCTCATCATGCAGACTATGACCGGCCGCTTGACGTTGTATGGCTTTGTCAGGCGCATCACAAACAAACGCACGCACTAATAAACAGCCCGGCGACAGGGGCTTAGCTCGCGAGGTGGTTGATGGAACTCCGGCCGCATGAGCACTGAAGACTAATCTGCCACACGCCCTGCGATCTACAAACAGAGTGGCTTGAGCCTGGGTATGCCGAGAAAACTGCCCACCTCCAACAGAAAGGAATTATGGCCCGCATCATTCACACCGACAATTTCGCAGGCGATTATCCCGACGAGAAATTCGTCGAAGGCTTGCCCAGGCTGACCGCACAAAGCGCAAAGACAATTTGCGACGCCATCAATAGCACGCAGCCCGATAACGCGCCGCGTTTTTACGTCGTCGTTGAAGACGACTACAAACTTCTACCGGGATTTGAACCATGACAGAACGCAAACTCTACTCGCCTGCCTGGGAAAAGTACCAACATAAGAATGTGTCCGATCAGGAGCTAGCTGATCTCTTCATGAAGAAGTACGGACACCTCTTCAAGATGCAGGCACCAGATTACACCGTCGGAATCGTCTTCAGCAATAAGCCGGTGCCAGCGAGCAGGTTTAAGCCTCGCTTCGGCAAGCCGCGCCCGTGCTTCTGGGACGAGCGCAATCAGCGCGACAACTTTCAAGTCTGGACATTTGTCGGTGTCAACATTGGCAACGTCGTAGATTTTCACGTGCCGATGAACCGCCTCGCCGGTATTGTTCGAATCATTAACGCCGAAGTGCGCGCCAGAGGGGAAGTAGTTTCCGTCTAGCGTGCTTCAGCTATTCATCAAGGTCGCGCGGGTAATGCTGCTCATTGCAGTCATTATCTGCGCGGCCGTTTTCTTCTACCTCTTCTTTTTTACCACGCCATGAGCCATCCATTCTACGACAGGCCCGATTGCATTATCACTGGCTGCTGGTTCCACAGCCCAGCAGAAAGCAAGCGCCTGCGCGCGGACCTGCACCGCCTGGGAGACTGCTACATCATTGTGGGCAACAGGAACGACGTTGGCGAGGCCGACTGGCAATACCTGGAGCCGCCCCATTACGACAGGATCATTTCGGTCGACTACCCCGACCATTATTTCGAGCGCCGGGGGATCGTCATGTTTACCACCCGATCAGCCATTTTCAATAAGGTTGCAGAAGACTATATCGCGGGCAATATGCGCCTCCCGGAGCCGCCGCCCACGTACCCAGACACGGCAGGCGACGCCGCCTGACGCAATCGCGCTACACTTTGTTGCATCTCACTTTCGATCAAAAGGGAGGAAGCGTCGAGTTCTGGATTACATTACTTATATCGCAACAACGCGATGCAAACACGAAGCACAGAAAGGCTTACCCATGAAATCCTATGACCTCGACTCCAACGCCACCATCAACGAAGAGGAAAACATCGTGACCCAGGCCATCAGCCCAGCAGCCGACAAGACGGACGACGTGATCACCGACATCACCGCCCCCGAAGAGCAGCCCGCCAGCAACTCGATCCTCGACGCCGCCAGCGACGTCGCCAACGAGCAAAGCAAGCGCACCACGCTGGGCAAGAAGGAAAAGGAAGAAGCACCGAAGCGTGTCCCGACCGACCCGGCGGTGCTGGCCCGCGCCAAGGAATACGCCGCGAGCCTCGACCCGCAGGTGCGCACCGGCAAGATGTCGCGTGTCGCCTTTGTCCGGCACCTCGCTCTCTGGGAAGAAAAAGCGCTGCAACGCCCCGACGTCCTCCAGATGGTGTCGGATCAAGCACTTGGCATTAGCCCCGCGACGGCGAGCACGCAATTCCAATTTGCGCGCAGCAACCGCTGGACCGAACACCAAGAGCGCACCAGCGACCGCCAGTCGGACGCCGAGATTCGCGCAGCCCGCAAGCTCGAAGACGCGCAAGCAAAGCTCAAGGCCCGCGCGGAACGCGAAGTGCAGAATCGCCTGGAGCGCGAGGAAAAAGAAGCGGCCCGCGCCAAAGCAGCGGACGAACGCGAGCAGATGCGCCGCGCGAACATCGAAGCGAAGGAAGCAGCGCGCGTCAAAGCCGCCAACGAGCGCGAAGAGATGCGCCGCGCGAACCTCGAAGCCAAAGAGGCAGCACGCCTGAAGGCAGCGAAGGAGCGCGACGAGATGCGCGACGCCCTGCGCGAGTCGATCCTGAAGGCCAACCGCGAGGCCCGCGAAAAGGCTGAGCAAGAAGCCGCCGCCCGCGTCGCGGCCCGCGCCGCCGCAGCTGGCAAAGCCGACGAGTGAAACCAGCCCGCAGGCACCTGCAAGACCCATGCAGGTGCCTGCATTTCCTCCTGAAGTCCTCCTGACTTCATCCTGAAGTCCTCCCGCCGCCCCCAGAAAGGAATGAGCCGTGCCCATTGACCGCGCCAACCGCCCCTACGATCCCCAGGAAGCCCGCAGGCGCAGCGAAGACGCCGCCGCCAAGCCGGTGTGGCGTCCCAACCTGACGCCCCCGCCCAAGCCCGGTGTTGGCCTGGGCCTGCTCCTCTGGACGCTGGCCGCAGCCGGGATCACCTTCTTCATCATCGTCCTCGCCTTGGTCATGTACCTGCGCGCATGACTACACCGGCCGCTTTATCCTGCCCGTTTTGCGGCAGCGCGAACGTTTACACGCAAGAGGGAAGCACCTTCCGCTGGATGCTGGCCGAATGCCAAAACTGCGGTGCACGAGGCCCCGAGGTGCGTGTACAAACGCTAGGCAAAGGCACGCGCGAGGAATGGCTCGCCAAAGGTCGCGCCAACGCTATCGCTGAGTGGAATAGCCGCGCCGAGACGCCCCAGGACATCCCCACGCCGCGCAGCAAGCCCGGTCCAACCCGCGACAGGCCGACCGAGCCGCGCGAGCCCAAGCCCAAAATTTAGCCCGTCAGTGCCCGTGCGGCTGGGCTATAATCAAAGCCCCCAACAGAAAGTTTCCTCATGAAATTGTGCATCACCGCGCTCAACGACGACGAATCCCTTATCCCTTACTACCCACTCACGGCCACCGGCGACGAAGAAGAGTTGACGCACCTGATGAATCAGGTGATCCTCGACGATGTACATCTCGAACAAGAATCTGTGCGGTGCAACATGATGGGCCAGTTGCCCACCAACGCTAGGCTGCACCAGTTAGTCGCTTGGGTCAATCGGCACAGTCGCGATCTAGAGGTGCAATTAGTCATAAACGACTGACCAGCAAAATATTTTCGCCAAATCGCCAGAAGCGGGCAAATTTCGATTACATTAAATGCATCGGCGCAGCGGTTGCGCCGAAAACAGAAAGCACGAAATGATTAAGCACCTCGAACTGACGCCCGCCAAGACCTACGTTTCCCGCGACAACGCCATCAAGGCAGTCGAAAAGACCTTCGGCCCGCGCGTCACCGCCGAGAACGGCGAGCGCCTTGACTTTGTCATTGTGGCGAACGCCGAAGGCCGCTTCTTCCCGATGTTTTTGGGCGAACGTGCATTGCAAGCCGGGATGCACTTCCACTTTTGCGTCGCTAATTAAACAAAAGAGAGGGCGCTATACGCGCCCCAGGAGAACAACTATGTCGTATTTCAAGAATATCCCGCCCCGTCCCAACTGCATCTTTTGCGGCAAGCCCGTCGCAGACGAGGCCTGGGACGAAGAGTCGCACGGCTGGTTCAGCTATGGACCGAACTGCATGATGTCGCACCCGCAAGGCCGGTACGCCGTCAAGATGACCGAGGGCGAATTGTCGATCATCTATGCGGTCAAGCTGACCACGCTGGCCCGCGCGGTGTCGATGGCCGACTACCTGACGCGGTCCAACCCGCAATACAAAGGCAAAGTAAAGTTCGAAGCTGTCGACCTGGGCAAAGGCATCAGCTACGAGTGCAAGACCAACCACCACTAAGCAGGAGATTAAAACAATGAGCTTTGAGAACTACGCCGCCAGCATCGCAGAGAAGGCAGAGGCACGTGCCGCCGCAATGGCAGCGATGCAGCCGCTTTACGAAGCCGCACGCAAGCGCATCCTGCCTGATCTGAAGGATCATGGACTGGTGGAGGCCATCCGCCGCCATGAGATGCGCAAGCTCGCGATTGATCGCGCTATCAACGAGACACTTTGAAACACTCAAGCTGGCGAACTGAGCAATTCAGCGTCGCCAGCGCCTATAATCCAAACACCGCAGCAATTGTTGCAGCGGAATTACCCCACCAGAAAGGCTACCCCATGAACAAGCTCCTCGCCCTGACCAACACCGACATCGCCCAATACGCTCCGAGCATTTTTGCCGACGAGCCAGCACCCGGTGCCTCCTCCCGCTACCAATTTGTGCGCACCATTGAGGTGATCGACACCATGCGCAACGCCGGTTTCGAAGTTGTCCAAGCGTCGCAGTCAAAGACCTACAGCGCCGAGAAAAAGCCTTATGCGAAGCACCTTGTCCGGCTGGTGCATCGCGACTACCTTGAAGGCAAACTGCAGGTCGGTGATTTTGTCCCAGAGATCGCCATGACGAACAGCCACAACCGCACGTCGGCCTACCACATGATGGCCGCGCTGAAGGTGCTGGCCTGCCTTAACGGCATGATGCTTCCCTCAGCGCAATACGGCAACATCCGCGTCTTGCACAATGACCCGCGCATGATGGACCACATCATTGACGGCACGGACCTGATCCGCGAAGTGCACATGAACCACGCGCTGCCGCGCATCGAGCGCATGAAGCAGATCGAATTGAGCAAGCAGCAAGCAGTCGATTTTGCGACTGGTGCGACGCTGCTGAAGTGGGGCGAAAAGCGCCCAGACCACGCCGATGGCCTGCTCTCGGTGCGCCGCGCGGAAGACGATAGCAACACGCTCTGGAGCGTCTTCAACCGCGTCCAAGAAAACGCCATGAAGGGCGGCTACCTCGCCCAGGATCGCGGTGGCCGCAACGTGAAGACCGCAGGGATCAACTCGGTCAACCGCGACATCGACTTCAACGCAGGCATCTGGACCTTTGCCAACCGCGTGCTGGACATCGTCGCCGCTTAAGAATAGAATGGGGCTTCGGCCCCAGCCCCCAACAGAAAGGTACATCATGCTTCGCATCAGCCACCACACCGCCGTCGCCGCCTTGACGGAATCGGATTATCCTTTTATCTTTACCGGCGAGGCTTCGAGCCTGGACATGGTGCCCGGTGAATGGCCCGAATCGTTTGAGCTTGTCGACTTCCCTATCGGCAACGACAAACCCTTTTTCCGATTCAAGGACATTGTCGAAGCCGACGAACTCGTCGCTGTCGAATACCGGCAGCAAGACGGCACCATAACCATCCGCGTCTACAACGACTGACATGACGGTCCTACCCTGGGCCAA